AAACTGGTGATATTTCACATCACGATATGCCAGAGATACCACATGACCATGCAATGACAACTCTACCAAGTGTTGGTGCAAATCTTCCACCAATGGATGCACCAATGGGTGGCGATGATATGGAGATTGACTTTGGTATGGACAAAGATAAGCCAATGAGTATGAGCGGACCAGAAGCTATTGAAGATGCCGCAGAGCGCCCATATACTAATAGCCCACATGAAATGACAAAGACAATTAGTGCAGCAGTACCAAAAGGAAATGACATGAATCGTCCAAAGGGAACTTATCCAAAGGTTGCTGGTGGAGACAATCCAACACACGTAGCTGTAAGTTTTGACTAAGGAATAACACAATGAATTTTTTAGATTATGTAGCACAAGTAGATAGAGCAATGAAAGCACCAGTAACAGGTGATATTGTTAATATTGAACTTAATAGTGTTACAAGTGTTCTAGCAACTGTAGTTGAACATAGCGATAAACATGTTACGATTGCGCTTGATAATCCTGCTTGGAATCTATTAGATCGTAATAAATTACTGAGTGAAGGTGCTCGTCAACAGATGGCTGAGTTTATTCTTACATTCGAAAAAAACGGTGAAAAAATTAATAAAAAATTTATGCATCAGCCACCAATGGAAGCCGCTGGTATTACCCAAGATTTTGTTCGTAATATTGCAAAAAGTAATAAAATTCATGAAACTATGAAAGAGCAAGGTTATAAACTGCGTCATGCAGTTGCTAGTTTAGTTGAAACTGATCAACTTCCAGAAAGTGATGTAACTGTAATTGCTCGTAACCCAAGTGCAACAGAAGCACGTGTTACTTTTGAATGCGTGTTTAAAAAGACAGATGAAAATCGCAATAGAATTTTCTTAGAAACAGTAGATTGCAGTACCAAAACTGATACTGCTCAATACTGGAGTCTTCCTGTAAAAACACGAGGCTAAAATCATGAGAGCCAACGAGTTTGTAAGCGAAGCCAAGTCTAAAATTCATCCAGAACACAAATCAACTATGCCAATGAGTGTAGTTTATCCTGATATGGATATGGGTTATGACTATTATCGTTTTATGACTCGTGTTGCTGGTCATCCACATCACAGCGCAGATCATGACCACGAACACTTTAGAGATAGCCCTGTTGCTGCTGCATATACACAGCAAGAAATGGATATGTTGAAAGGCGCAATTCGTGGTACCGGTTTTAAGTCAAAAGTTATTTCAGATCAAAAAGGCGTAGAACCGCCTTCTACAAATAAAAAAAGCCCTGTTCCACATAATAGCGGCGCAAGGAAGAAAAAATGAGAGCGCATGAATTCGTAAGTGAAGCAGCAGATTATAGTGGAAGCAAAGGCATGTCACAACAGGCTCTTACTACTATTCCTAATGCGTTTGTTTACCCTGAGCTAGACAACAGTAGTGGTTACAAGGCATATCGCTTTGGTGTTGCTCTTGCTGGTATGCCAGAGGAAAAGATGGATCAAAATGGTCCAACTGGTCTTAAAATGGTAACAATTAGTTATACACCAGCAGAAGAAGAAATACTGGCAAAAACTGCTGCACACTTTAATACACCTCGTGTTCGTTTGACACCAGATGGCAGTGACGAACCAAGTTATGTAAATCAAAAGAGTCCAGTCCCACACAATAGCGGCAAGCAGATTAAACGCAATGCGAGCGAGTGAGTTCTGCGAAGATAAAAGTTTAGGCTATGCGTTGAGTCAGCATGGAACGCATCTTCATAAAAAAGAACGCAGCAAGAATATACAACCTGGTACCAACGATTGGTTTAAACTATGGTTTGCTCGTCCATTCTTAACTCACGAAAAACCTCCAAAAGGTAAATAATAGTATGAGAGCCAAAGAATTTATTTCTGAAAAAACAGAAGCAGAACACAAGCAAGGTCGTTCAGGTGATCACGCTGAATATGAAGCACGTGGTATGGCTGGTGCTTATACTATCCCTGATGCTAGTGCTAATTTCTATCAAATGTATCGCTATGGTATTATGATGGCTCGTGCACCTGACCCACAGCCAGATGCATTTGATGATCAAACTAACTTAGGCGATAAAATGATTGTTATGCCTTATGATGCAGGAAGTTTAGAAACAATGCTTGCCGCAAGTAAATCAACTGGTATGCCACCAAAGAGCATTAGTCCTTATACTAATAAAGACGAAAATGAAGCAGTAAATCGTGTAAGTCCAGTTGCTAAATTTAAGCCAACAAAACGTCCATCACATTAACCAACGTAATCTAACCAACTCTTATGCTTAATATTATAATTAAACTGTTTGCGACGAGCAGTTAGTGTCCAGTAATCTGGTCTAAATGGCTCACGAATTGGTTTGATTAACTTATTGCCTTTGTTGTGATTACACTTCTTACAAGATGTTGCGCAGTTTTCCCAATTTGTTTTGCCACCTTTACTAATAGGAATAACATGATCAATGTTAAGGTCATGAGGTTCAAAAGTCTCAGCACAATACTGACACTGAAATAAGTCACGAATATACAGATTTTGACGGCTGAAACGAATACCCTTGCTAAAGCTATGATAATCTTTAGTTATAGCAAGCGCAGGCACAAACATAGTCGTTGAGGGACTATGAATTTCCCAATCATCGTAGTATTCAAGAATCTTAATACGATCCATAAAATGTAGTTTAACGCTTTGCTGCCATGGTATGACGCTAAGCGGTAACCAACTAAGCGGCTGATAATTAGCGTTTAGAATTAAACAATCAGACAAAATTTAACCTCGTTGATAAATAATAATGTAGGTCACGGACTGCCATCCTACCTACTCTATTACTAGAAGGTGTAACAGCACATGTATTTACATAACAAATATACTACCATATACTATAACATTGTCAATAGGGCAAAGTCAAGAATTTTATCACCCGATGTTTATACCGAAAAACATCATATTATACCTAAAAGTTTAGGTGGCGATAACAGCAAAGACAATCTCGTTTCTCTTACAGCAAAAGAACATTATATATGTCATATGCTTTTACCAAAGATGACAGAAGGCAAAAATAAATCAAAAATGATAAAAGCTGCTTGGATGATTGCTACTATGGGAAATAAAAACCAATTGCGAATTAAAGTTTCTTCAAGAATTTATTGTAAATTAAAAGAAGAATGGATAAAAGAATGTAAAAACAGAGGGCCATTATCAGAAGAACATAAACAAAAATTACGAAAAAAAAGAACCGAAGAAACAAAGAAAAAAATATCACTATCAAGAGGAAAAGATGGCAGGAGATTTGGTCCACATTCAGAAGAAACTGTAATAAAATTAAAAGAAGCAAGAGCAACCCAAATATTTTCTGAAGAAACTCGTAAAAAAATGAGCGAAACAAAAAAAGGTAAAAAATTTAACGAAGAACACAAGAAAAAAATTGCAATTTCAAATACTGGTAAAAAGTTATCAGAAGAAACAAGACGAAAAATATCCAAAACATTAAAACAAAGAAATAATTCAATTAAATAATGTCATGGCAAAACCTGTAGAAAATAAACTTATACGTAAACCACACGTTCGTATGCAAATTACTGAACAACAACTAATAGAATTTAGTTTGTGTGCTGATCCTATCACTGGACCAGAATATTTTATCAGAAATTTCTTTTATATTCAGCATCCTACCAAGGGTAGACTACAACTTAGTCCGTTTGATTACCAAGAAGAACTGCTACACAACTATCATAATAATCGTTTTAGTATTAACATGCTAGGTCGCCAAATGGGTAAATCCACACTAGCGGCGGGCTACTTGTTATGGTATGCTATGTTTGTTCCAGATAGCACTATTCTTGTAGCAAGCAACAAATATACTGGCGCACAAGATATCATGCAGCGTATTAGATTTGGTTATGAAAATTGTCCAGATCATATTCGTGCTGGCGTGGTTGATTATAATAAAGGTTCGCTCGGATTTGACAATGGCAGCCGTATCGTAAGTTCAACTACTACTGAAACGACAGGTCGTGGTATGAGTATTTCACTGCTATATTGTGACGAGTTAGCATTTGTTAGACCTTCTATTGCAAAAGAGTTCTGGACATCTATTAGTCCTACACTATCAACAGGTGGTAAGGCAATTATTACTTCTACTCCTAACAGCGATGAAGACCAATTTGCTGATATCTGGAAAGAAGCCAATAAGAAATTTGACTCACATGGCAATGAAACCAAACTTGGACGCAATGGATTTAGTCCATTCCTTGCTACATGGGATCGTCACCCAGAGCGTAATCGTGATTGGGCAGACCGTGAGATGAGTAGTGTAGGTATTGACCGTTTTCGTCGTGAACATAACTGTGAGTTCGTTATCTATGACGAAACACTTATTGCACCAGGTATACTTGTTGACTTAAGTGGCATTGACCCAATTGAAAAACAAGGTCAAGTTCGTTGGTATGAAAAGCCACAGCGTAACCATGTTTATATTGTTGCACTTGACCCAAGTCTTGGAACAGGTGGTGATCCTGCCGCTATTGAAGTATTTGATGCTACTACTATGCAGCAAGTAGCAGAATGGCAGCATAATCTTACTATCATACAAAAGCAAGTGCTAATCATGGCAGAAATTTGTAAGTATATAAAAGAAACAACTGGTAATGCTGGCGATATCTATTATAGTATAGAAAACAATAGTATTGGTGAAGCCGCACTTAATGCTGTTGCTGATATTGGTGAGGAAAATATACCAGGCAGTTTCTTAAGTGAACCTGGTGGTGGACGTAGATTCCGTAAAGGATTTAATACAACACCAAAGAGTAAGATTGCAGCATGTTCCAAATTTAAATTATGGATGGAAACAGGTAAGATTAAATTATGCAGCAAGAGTTTAATCAGCGAACTTAAAACATTCGTGGCGCACGGCGTAAGTTATGCAGGTAAAACTGGCGAGACAGATGACCTAGTTATGGCAACGTTGCTTGCTGTGCGTATGATATTGCATTTGCGAATGTATGACAGTAGAATTAGTGATGGTTTGGCAATGGAAGCTGCTGACATTATTCCACCAATGCCATTTGTTATGTTATAAGGCATAAATAATCCTATGAGTGATATCAGTCAAGCAGCAGAAGATTTATTTTTTAAATTACGTAATCGTTTTCCCAAAATTAAACTTGGTGATGAAAACGGCATATCAACGCTTGATCCACAAAATGGTAGATTTTTTAACTTTACATATACTGATAAAGAAAGTGGGCGTCAGTATGGCGATATTAGTTGTTCGCTAATTGATGGCAGTAGCCTTAAGGTATTTTTTGATACCGCAATTACTGAACGCATGTTGCCAGAGGATAAAGATTATTGGTATCGTTTTTTACGTGAATTGCGCCGAATGGCAAAAAGTCACATGTTAAATTTTGATGTGCGAGATATTACTAAAGATACACTTAGTCGTCGCGATTATGAATACATGATTAAACTTAACCCTGAGAAGAAAAAAATGAAAGAATCCCTAGAAGAAAGCCGTGTTCTATGGCAACGTCGAGGCAAGTTTAGTGAAGGAACACTAAACAATGTTCGGATTAATGTTGTTCATAATGAAAAAATGCTTGAAAACCCAAACAATCGCTTGCTTAAAGTAGATAGAATCTATTTGGTAAATGAAAATGGTGAGAAATTCCTGCTTCCATTTAAGAGTGTTGGTGGTGCTAAGGCAATGGCAAATCACGTGTCTCGTGGTGGTAATCCTTATGACCCACAAGGTCAAATCATTTCTCGTGCTATTGGCGAAATGCGAAATTTAAGTCGTTTTACCAGTGCTACTCGTACACGCACATTTGAAGCAACTGAGGCAGGCAATGTTATTGCTGCTGCACAACAAATGAAAGAAAGTATTAAACGTCACTTAAATCGTTTGAGTAATAACAGTCGTAATTTTAGTGAAAGTCTTGAAGAACTAGCAGGTTTAATCAGTGAACAAACAGACGATTTGAGTGAAGTTAAAGGTTGGTTTACCCAACAAACATATAATGAAAATCTAGATAATTACCTTGCCAGTGCTGCTGGTGCATATCGCAAATTAAAGGAAAATGCAATGAAAAGCATTAGTGAAGCTGCTAGTAGCGTTGAAAAGAAAATTCTTGATCCAAACTATAAATTGGTGCTAAAAAAAGATACAGGTCTTGATAAACTTATGGTCACAAGACAGTATACTAATACCACTGCATTGCTAAGTGCAGTCTTAGGTGATATTGCAAATCGCATGATTGCAAAAGATGGTGATGACGTTGCCAACTTTGCGGCACTCATGGGTGATCTTGTAAGCAGCGAAGGCGAAGCATTTGGTCAACGCAGTGAACCAGAATATAATCGTGACAAAAAACTTGCTATTGTTCTTGCACAAAAGTATATGAAAGACTTAGGCGAAATTCGTAAGAATCCAGAGTATGCTGGTGAAGTTCGTAAAGAACCTAATGCTCGTCCAAGCGATCTTCGCAAGGTCAAGAGTGCTGGAGATGAGTTTGAAGAAAGCATTATGGGTCTTGGTGAAAGTCCAATGAGTCAACCAGTGCAAATTAATGGTAAGCAAGTTGATGTTGATTCATTGGAAGTTGTTATTCCTGATATATCAGATTACCCAGATTTCAGCGATGCATATTTTAGTGCTGGTCAATATACCGATGGCACACCTATTGATGACCAAGACCTTGATGATTTGGCAAGAACACATGGTGATTTGCTACATATGACGGCGCATGACCAATATAATAACATGGACTATAATGAAAGTGCTGTAATTGAAGAAGAAGTAGAAGAAAGTGGACTTCAATATTATACTGGCAAAAAGAAGTATGGCAAAGATGGCATGGCTGCACTTGCAAAAGCAGGTCGTGAAGGCGCAAGTCAAGAAGAACTTGGTCGTGTTAAAGACAAGTATATGAAAAAAGAAGATGCTGTAAACGAAGAGCCAAATGAAGGCAATGAGTTCAGTGGCAATCTTGCAAAGGCAAAGGCTGCTGGCAAGAAAGAATTTGAAGTAGATGGCAAAACCTATCCAGTTAAAGAAGGTGGACCAGCAGACGAACCAGAACATCCAGATGCTGATGCTGATGACAAGCGTTGGGATGATCAAGAAGACGTAAAAGAAAATAAACCAAAGGGAACCCCAATGAAAAACAAAAATATTGAAGAAATGCGTAAATTGGCAGGTCTGCCTTTGATGGAAAACTATATCTACGCACAAGAAGAAAGCGAAGATGAAGAAAATGCTCCTGATACTGTTCCGCACAGTGCTGATGAGCCAAGTGCTGACGACAAGGCAGAATATGATCAAGAAGGTCGTATGGCTAAGAGCGATTTGAAAACTGCAAAAGATGCAGCAGACGAACTACGTTCAATCTTAGATGATGAAGAAAACTTACCAGAATGGGTACAGGCCAAGATTACAAAGGCTGTTGATTATCTAGACACTGCTCGTGACTATATGAAAGACAACGATGTAGAATATACTGACGAAAGCATTGAAGAAGCCAAGAAGAAAGGCAAGCCAGATTATCTTGACTTTGACAAAGATGGCGACAAGAAAGAAACAATGAAGAAGGCACTTAGCGATAAGAAGAAGATGAAAGAAAGTGCTGATCTAACTTGGTTACAAGCAGTAGCGGGAATTGTTAGAAAATGATTGACACAACTTTTGATTTAGCTTGGCTTCAAAACTGGGCATCAACACAGACTTATACTGACAGTGGTTCAGCAAGTTGGGCAGTAATTTCACAAGTTATCCCTAATTTTCCAAACCATAGTGTTTCGCTTGGCGCAACAGATGATGGTCGTTATCAGATTATTCTTACTGGTGATCAAGTAGATGGAACACCAGTTTATATTAATCCGTTGGGCTAATGAAAACACCATTACTTACGGATATAGAAGCATATCCTCTATATCCGTGGGCACGTTGGGTTTATAATAAGTTATTGCTATCACAAACACTTGGCTATGAGTGTGCTCCACACGGAATCACCCCAAAATCATATCCTGTATTTTCAAAGCCAATAATGAATCTTGAAGGCATGGCACTTGGTAGCCGTGTTTGGAATAGTGCTGATGACGTTGAGTATATTGCTGGTCACTTTTGGATGCCACTATTCACGGGTACACACTGTTCTTACGATATTCAATTATTAGGCGGTGAAGTAATACATTGCAAGAAAGCAACTGCTTACCAAACCGCAGATCATAAAGTCATTGATTACTGGACTATTGAAAACGGTGATTTAGACGAAGCCCAAAATATATGGAAAAACTTGCTGCCAGAGTTTACAGGTTATGTAAATTTTGAAACAATGGGCGGTAATATATTTGAAGTTCACTTACGATGGAGTGCCGAATGGTATGATTGGTATTATAAACCACTTTTTTTTAGTGTACCTATATGGTGGAAAAATTTACCAAAAACTATTGACATTCCCGAAAACACCTGTTATGTTAAGGATGTGTGCGGCGATATTACGAATCAATCATTGGAAATTAAACGTAGTCACCTAATACTCTGTGAAGATTTAGCAGCGGGATTAGCACTGCGTGATAAAATAATTTCTAATAATTGAAGAAATATATTGCATCTATCTTATCGTTGGTGTATAAATAGATATATGCAGTAGAGAGAGTTCTATTGTATAAGGCACATAAGGCAACAGAAAAGGAAAACATTATGGCTTCATTGGCAGAAATCCGTGCGAAACTCGCACAACAAGAATCCCGTTCTAGCGGTTCTAACGGCGGCGGTCGTGATAACGCAATTTACCCACATTGGGATATTCCAGAAAGTTCAACAGCACGTATCAGGTTCTTGCCTGATGGTGATGCGAAGAATGACTTTTTCTGGGTTGAACGTGCAATGATCCGCTTGCCTTTTGCAGGTGTTAAGGGTCAGATGAATAGCAAGCCTGTTACTGTTCAAGTTCCTTGCATAGAAATGTGGAATGAAACATGTCCAATTCTAACTGAGGTTCGCACATGGTTCAAGGACAAGAGCCTTGAAGAAATGGGTCGCAAGTATTGGAAGAAGCGTTCGTATCTTTTCCAAGGCTTTGTTCGTGATAATCCACTTACCGAAGACAGCACTCCTGAGAATCCAATTCGTAGGTTTGTAATTAGCCCAAGCATTTATCCTTTGATCATTGCTGCATTGAAAGACCCTGATATTGAAGAACTACCGACAGACTATGATCGTGGTCTGGACTTTAGTGTCACTAAAACGAGCAAGGGTCAGTATGCAGATTATGCTACCAGTAAGTGGGCACGTAAAGAATCAGCACTCACCCAGACAGAACGTGCGGCAATTGATGCCTATGGTTTGTTTGACTTGAAGAGTTTCCTTCCAAAGAAGCCAGGCGATACTGAAATGAAGATCATCAAGGAGATGTTTGAAGCATCTGTTGATGGTGCCACATACGATGAAAATCGTTGGGGTCAGTATTACAAGCCAAGTGGTATGGGAAACAACAACAGCGATGCTGATGATGTTCCTGCTGCAAAACCTACTGTAGCATATAGCCGTCCAGCACCAGTTCAAGAGGATGTTCCTTTTGATATGGATGATACGCCAGTTGCAAGTGCGCCAGTAAGCACTGCTCCAAAGAGTGGCGGTGATAGCAACCAACGTGCTGCAGAAATTCTCAGCATGATTCGCAATCGCAAAACAGCAGAATAATAACAATAAATGTGGGCAGATTTATTGACAAGTCTGCCCGCATTTTGTATTATATTTCAATAAAGGCATAATCATGGCTAAACCATTTGACATTTCACGTTTTAGAAAAGATTTAACAAAAGCAATACCAGGCATGAGTGTTGGGTATAATGATCCAACTGATTGGGTTTCAACAGGAAATTATACGCTTAACTATCGTATTAGTGGTGATTTTAATAAAGGTATTCCACTTGGCAAAGTAACTGTATTTGCAGGCGAAAGTGGCGCAGGCAAAAGTTATATTTGCAGCGGAAATATTGTTAAAAATGCACAGGATCAGGGAATTTATGTAATTCTTATTGATACTGAAAATGCTCTTGATGAGGATTGGTTAAAAGCACTTGGTGTTAGAACCGATGAAGAACATCTTCTTAAACTCAACATGGCAATGATTGATGATGTTGCTAAAACTATTACAAATTTCATGGACCATTATAAGGCAATGCCAGAAGAATCACGCCCAAAAGTTCTATTTGTATTGGACTCACTTGGTATGTTGCTTACTCCAACTGATATTAACCAGTTTGAAGCAGGTGATTTAAAAGGCGACATGGGACGTAAACCAAAGGCGCTAACCGCACTTGTTCGTAACTGCGTCAATATGTTTGGCTCTTATAATATCGGTATGGTTGCAACTAACCACACTTATGCATCGCAAGATATGTTTGATCCAGATGATAAGATTTCGGGTGGACAAGGTTTTATCTATGCAAGTTCTATCGTAGTAGCAATGCGTAAGTTAAAGTTAAAAGAAGATGAAGATGGCAATAAAACAAGTGAAGTAAACGGTATCCGTGCTGCATGTAAGATTATGAAAACACGTTATGCCAAGCCATTTGAAAGTGTTCAGGTTAAAATTCCATATGAAACTGGCATGAGTCCATATAGTGGTCTTATTGATATGTTTGAAGATGAAGGTATTCTTGTAAAAGAAGGCAATCGTTTATCATATACGAGTCCAGTTACTGGAGAAATTATTAAGGAATTTCGTAAAAACTTTAGCGATGCACATTTAGATATAATTATGAGTGAGTACGGAAAACATACTCCTATTACTAAGAAGGAAGAAATAGAAGATGAGTGATACAAGCGAATTACTTGTAGTATTCTGGCAAACAGTGAAAGAATACATTTCAGCAAAAGACCGACAAATTGCAGCAGACCATGTTGTCAACGAGTTGGTTGATTTGGGCATTACTGACAACGATTTACAAGAACTAGTCGTTGATAGTGCCATGCGAGCAGCAATTGCTGA